ATATCGTAAAAATGATGATGGTGCATACGTTATTATTAATGGCCATCAAAGAGTGGAGATTGCTAAAGATTTAAAGCTACAAGAAATACCAGCTTATGAATCTAATGGACAAATTGATGATGTTACAAAGCAAGTATCTACTAATATGTTTACAGTACCTATGACTCATTTAGATGCTAGTTTTGCTATAGACCAATTAATTGAACAGGGAGCTATTACTACACGTAAAGCTTTATCTTCTCATTTTGGAAAAAGCATAGCTTGGGTAGATACTGCTTTAGCTTTATGCAATATACATCCATTAATAAAAAAGTTTATTGCAGATAAAAAGATAGACATAGGTTTAATATCTGTTACGTTAGAACAAATCTCTAAATCATCTATTATGCAACAGTCTACAGCTATGGTAGATTTAAATGCAAAGTTAGAAAAATATAATGATTTCGTAAAATCTATAGATGGTTACACCTGGAATAATACAGATGAAGAAAATATAGAAGATTTCTTAAGTGATTTAACAGTAGAATTACAATCAGATGAAACTAAATGGAAATACATCTGCGATGTTGTAGGTGAAAAAACATTTAGAGCTTGTGAAGAAAAAGCTGATATGACTCCTGTATATGATAATGTATTGTTTGAAGAATTTGCTAAAGATCAATTCTGTGATAATAAAGAGTTTCTACAAGAAATATTTCTTAGTGAAACTGCAATAGGTCAATATCTGGATGATTGCCCTGTTTTGAATGATGATAATAGAGATTCTATATCATTTGGAGAAACAATATATTTTGATTTTGCGAATAAAGTAAGTACGCTTAAATCTAATATTAAAAAAGAAACAGGTGTATCATTTAGTAATGTAATCATACAAGCATGGAATGGTGATGTATTTAATTCAAAACTATATGTAACTATTGTTGAAACTGCAGTTACAGAAGATGTTAAAGATGATGAGTATTATGAAGAAAAAGCTGAAGAAAAAGACCCTCATGCTCTTAAATACAACAAATTTAATAGATGGGCAGCGCCTATTATTGTTGAATATGTTGAGTCTAATGTTGATACCAATACAAGAGACAAAAAAGATAATCGTATTGTTCTTAATTGGTTAATTCATGACTTGAGTGCTTGTTTAGAAATAGATAAGCCTTTTCATGTTGAAACATTTAAAAGTCATCCAACAGTTACATCTAAAACAGATGAAGAATTGTTTAATGGAATGACTAAAAAATGGTTTAGTGAACATTGGCAATATGCTGATTTTGCTCAAATTGATACATTGTTGAGTAAACTTGGTTTAAAATCATGTATAGAAATAGTAAGTGATGAGTTTAATGCTAATAATGAAGAGACAAGAAAAAGTTATTTTAATATCTTGTCTAAAGATGAATTAGCAGAATTTTCAGGACAATCTAAAAGTGAATCTAAACAAATTCATTTAACTTGTACACACTATAAAGAATTTAAGGATATACCTTATATTGATTTAGTATGTACAAATAAAGGAAGCGGTTCTAATTCAATAAGACAGTACTAGATTGTAAAGGTGCGTAGTGGCTCTGTGTAAAATTTCCCTATCTGTTAAATCAGTTATTAAATTGGGTTACAGAGCCACTTATTGACTAATAAATTGAGACTTACTTTTAATGCTTTTATTTAACCAATCAACTTTATTATAACAAATAGTATGAACATGACTTCCATCTTTGTGAATATAAGTAATAGGAATAGGGATATAATGATTTCCGACCATCATTTTAAAAGTTTCAAATAATGTAGGCATTGTTTCAACATTGTGCGTTACACTTTCTAAACTTTCTTTAGTAATAATTTGATCTATTGGGTGTTTTTTAAATTGTTTGTAATAAACTCCTTCAGCCCAATATTTATCAATCTCATCTAAATCATACCCTAAATGTTTTATAAGTGTTTCTTTATTTGATACTTTATTTATTGTTCTTCCAATAACAAAATTGTCAAATGTAATAGATAAATCAACTATAAAATCACATTGCAATTCTTTCCAAACTGTATCTTGTATAGGAGAATGCTCTTTAATTTTTAAATCTGCTTCTAATCTTTTTATTTTATCTTTTTGTAAATCAATAATGTATTGGGCTTCCATATCGTTCTCCTTATGTATCCGTATGTTAGTTTTTGTTAACTTGATATCTTCTTTATAAACATCAACAATTTTATTTAAAGAACGCCTTCTTATATCACCTCCATTAATCCAATTATAAATAGAACTTCTAGAAATATTGGTTTTTTTGGAAATAGTTGTGAGTGGAACATCAGTCTTTTTTAACCACTCTAAAATTATATCTTTATTCATACATAAAAATACAAATATGTACAATAATTAACAACATAATGTACAATAAAACAAGACAAACCTTGCAAATATGTACAATAATCATTAAACTAAGAAAGGAATTACAATGATTAAAGCACCTTTAAAAGATAGTTTAAGTTATTCAACCATTGAAAAACTTAATACTTTAAGACAAGATGAACTACCTATAAAAACATTAGGTATAATATTCAGAAATGCCATAGACACAGACCTTCATCGTGATACTCATCTAATGAGGTCTAAAACATATGGAAAAAAATACGCTGATGAAGTTTTTAAAATACGCTTCATGAGCAAAAGACAATTACACACTTATACCGAAGGTCTTAGGTATATAAAAGGATACCAGAACGACTATATAAAAAACACATTAACTAAGGAAGATAAAATTGACTTAGCTAATAAACGCAAATTATATAGTTACGCTAAAACACGACTAAAACTCAAACGACTCAAAATCACGAAGAATTAGACTCTGGTAATCCGACCTACAGCCCCGATGCACCTTTATGACTTACCTCTTATTCGCTTGTATCGGGGCGAAACATTAGAAAGGAATATTCCTTGGATAAAAAATCAAAAGAAAAATGTCCTTATTGTCAAAATACTCTTGAATTTGAAAAAAATGGAGAAAACGATGGAGACAGATATTATGATATATGGGTATGCACAAACAATAAATGCAATCAAATTGTATTTCCATTTTATTTTAAATATGCATAAAAAATTATGATAATGACACACTGCGGTGGACGGATTGTAAACTTCGATGAAGTTGCATCTGTTCCCCTTCCACAACAAACAAACACGTATATACCAGTTGGATATGAAGACTTGGTAGTAAATACGAAGAAAATAGCAGATAGACTACTTAATGAATACTCTTTTGTAAAAGATCAGTATGCATTAAGTGGTGGTGAAAATAAAGACCAACGTATGTTTGCAGTATTGCAATATGAATCAACAGATAATCCAGAAATGGGTTATGCAATTGGTATTCGTTCTAGTTACGATAAATCAATGAGCAATGGATTCTGTTCAGGTGCGCAAATATTTGTATGTGATAATCTTATGTTTCGTGGCGAAGTCACTTATATGAGAAAACATACAAAAAACGTATGGAATGATATTGAAGAAAAAACTATGTCTACTCTTTATAAAGGTATAGATAATTTTCAAAATCTAACGTCAGATTCTGAAGCAATGAAAGACAGAACTATACAAAAAGATGAAGCTGGTGAATTTCTTGGTCGTTTATTTATTAATGGTGACATGACACCTCGTCAGTTACAAAAAGCAAAAAAAGAATGGTTTAAACCTTCACATGAAGAGTTTAACTCAAATACATTGTGGGGTTTATACAATGCTTGTACGGAGTCTTTAAAGACTACACCCCCTAATAAAATCCTAGAAAGACACATCTCATTGCATGATAATGCAATGGCTTTGTGTTAACATTAATTGCTCCCCCTTTCCACATATAGTCATGTATATGTCATTTCCATTACTCCATTTAGGGGGAGCAACTATATGAGTGATTTTACATATCATCAAACACAATATATATCTGATTTAGCAGTATGTGTTAATTGTTCAAGAATCTGTGAAGATGGATTTAAAGAATTGGACGGAGAAACATTTTGCTATTATGAGATAGAAAATAAAAAAGGTACATCAAGTGAAGAATTTGGATGTTATCAAAATAAAATTATTAATAATAAAGGAGAATAAATGAAACTACCAGAAGAACTGGATTTTAAAAACATTGATGAAAAATTAATGTTTATACAAACTACTTTAAAAGTAGAAAAAGGAAATGTAAATAATTTTGCAAAGTTCAATTATAGAACACTTAGCGATATTTACTCAAAAGTTAAACCATTGTTAGAACAAACAAGCTGTAGCCTAAGAATTACAGATGACCTTGTTGAGGCTAATGGAAATAATTACATCAAAGCTACTGCAACTTTATCTGATGGTGAAGATAGTGTTCAAAGCGTAGGCATTGCTAGAGAATCACTTACTAAAAAAGGTATGGATGACCCACAGATGACAGGTACTGCTAGTACTTATGCTCGTAAATATGCTTGTAATGGTTTACTTGCTATTGATGATACTCCAGACCCTGATGGAATGGATAATCGTGAGCAATTACATCACAATGGTAAACCCGTAAAAGAAAACTGTGTTACACAAGAACAATCTATTAAAATGGATAGACTTGCACGTGACGCTAAAACCTTACCTAAAGATAAAGTTAGATTAAAAAAGATTGCTAGTGATGGTTATATCATTGGCGCTTTAGAAGCTGATGTTATAATGGGTGATGTTAAAGCAGGTCAAAATAAAGTAAAACAAGTTGGTAAAAAAATAATAACAGATTTAACAAGTCGTTTAGCTAAAGCTGGTAAACAAAGTACAATTGATTATCTAGATGAAAATGGTTGGACTCAAGAACTTGTTGATAAAGCAGAAACAGCATTAAAAGAACTAAAGGAGAATAAATAATGTTTAAACCTAAACAACAAAATAATAGTTCATCTAGTAAATATCCAGAAGGAGTTTACTTTGACACTTACACTATTGAAGATATTACTGTAAATGAAAATAATACCTATGATCAAGATATAAATTTAATTGCTCATATTAAAGATGAATCATCAGAATGGTCAAAAAAGTTTTGGTTAGCAGGTAATCATGAAAAAGAACAAGACGTAGCAGTCGATTATGGAACAAGTAAAACAGTCGGTAGAAATGGAAGTTATTACATTAAGAAATTCATTGAAGCAGCGGGTGTTGACCCATTAACAGCTTTAAATAGTAAAGGTGATGATTTCACAGATGAAGCCAAAGCTGATTTAATTGGGCGTTCATTAATTTGTGCTGAATATCCAACAGAAAATCCTAAATATAAAAACTTTTGGAAAAAAGTAACAACTGTTGAAAAAGGCGCAAATGCTTTACGAACTGAATGGCTCGAAATGTTTAAAGATAAAGAGCAACATGATTATGTTCCAAAAGCATATTTGCACGCTGAGCAAGAAAAAATAAAATGGTCTTCAACTGAATATGGTTCAGTAGATAAGCATAAAGCAGCCTTTGAAGCTGAAAATGATGATATGCCATTCTAATGGCTAGGGTTAAAATATCTGATATGATTATTGAATGGTTAGGTAATCAATCAGATGGTTCAACAATAGCTAATCATAACATACAAACTGACTGTGTTCAGTTTATAAAAAGTTGGCATCAACGTAGTGTTCTCCCTTCCACAGTAGAACGTGAGTTTAGACGCTTACGCAACCAAGAATCTCATTTACTGCGTGATAGCGGACTTGAGCTAACAGACCAAGAAATGAAATATGGTGAAAATACTTGGACATTAAGAAACAGTTTGTAGAGGTAGCCTCTCCATCTGTTAGTAATCGTGGTAAGGTCATGCAGTTACAACAATTGCATGACTTTATCGGTAAAATAGAAGATAAAAGCGAAGTCTATTATAGTTGGTATTGCTTTGATGCGAATCTTAAATCGCATATAGAAAAAACAAGAACAATACAAAACTTTAGTGGATTAGCTAATATTAACCAAATCATTTTAGACTTTGATAAAGGTAGTTTAGAAGACAAAGAACTACTTGATTTAATGCGTTACTTCGTAACCGAAGAATTGGTTAATAATTATTCTATTCCAGATGACTATTATACTATATGGTATAGTGGTACAGGATTTCATGTGCATTTAGCAGATGTATTTGGATTTGAATCTGGAGTAGACCTTCCTACTACTGTTAAAACCACAATTGCAGAAATATTTCCTCACGCAGATAATATCTTTGATAAACCAAGATTAATTCGTGCAGGTGGAACTATTAATAAAAAATCAGGATTCTATAAAACAAAAATAGACAGAGAAGACTTATTTACTTGGGATATGGCAGACATTAAAGAAGTTTGCTCTAAACCTTGGAAAGAACATGGTCTTTGGTTTGATGAATATATTGAAATAGATACTGTGCTTTCTCATTTAATTAAAAAACCAATGAGAGCATCTCTTCCTGTAACTGCAAAACTACATAAGATAAAAGGCGACCCTAACGCAATAGTCACTTGTATGCAGAAAGCATACCATGCTGGGCCTATTCAAGGACAGAGAAATGAAACTATGATGCGAATTGCATCTTGGCTTAGAAGAAATGGAACTCCACAAGATATTGTAGAGATTGCATTAAAATCATATTCTGGCTTAGATAAAGAATCTCAATCATGTACAAAACAAGTATTTAAAGAAGGGTATCAATACGGATGTGATGACCCTATTATGTCACAATGGTGCAGTACTAAATGCATTTATTACAAACGTAAAGATTATTCTTTAAATATTAAAAATTCAAAACAAATGGAATCTTCTTATCAAGATTACATCAAACAAGACTTTACAGATAAATCATTTGATTTTGGTGAAATATGGAAACTTCCTAGAGAAGGTCAGAAATATACTGTTTACCCTGGGGAATTAGTAATTATCCTTGGAGATACAGGATTAGGTAAAACTGCATTTGTGCAAAACCTAGTATCAAATTTACCAAACTTAACTTGCTTGTATCTTAGTCTTGAACTTCACCATCACTTAATGTTTAGACGTTTTTGTCAAATAACACATAGCCTTCCAAAAGAAAAGGTTATTGAAGAAGCAACAAGTGAAGGTGAAAAATCAAATCTTGGTAGAGAGTTTAAACAAATATCTGTACTCAGTGATCCAATTGAATTAGGCAGATTAGAAAAACAAATCGCAGAAATAAAACCTAAAATACTCGTTATAGACACAACTGAGGATATAAATGTAGATAACGTATATAATGACTTTGAACGAATGAATAAGATTATCAATACATTAAAAACAATTGCTATTACACAAGACCTTATTGTTATCGGTGTACATCACATGAATAAAGAAGGTGCTAAAAATGGTTCAGCAGAAATGACTGCTGCTAAAGGCAGTATGACTGTTGTTCAAAAAGCTGATAAAGTAATTATGATTAATGGAGATAGAGATAAACTTACTCGTTATGTTGTAAGTAAGAAATCGAGAGATGAAAATAAAATGAAATTACAATTTGAATTTCAACCCAAAACATTTAGATGGGAACAAGTGTGAGGCTAAACATTGCCAATGGACTTATATCATTTAAATACAAACAAGAAGATAGGGGCGTTCTCACGTCCCTCATTCTTCTTTGGATAATAAATATCACAACAGGAATACATTCAATAAATGGAGAACATATCGTTGCTAGTCTCGGTGTGGGGCCATTGGAAGTTAGTTTAACATTACATAGGTGGAATAAATGGATACCTTAGACATACGTAAAGAACTTGTAAGCAAAGTAGAAGAAAGATTGGAATTAGGAGCTAAAAGATATGGCGCTCCAATACCAATTAATGATAACAGGGATTTTCTACAGGAAACATTAGAAGAAGCTTTAGATGCTACAATTTATTTAACTGCCTTTTTAATACAAATAAAACATGGAATAAATAATGACAAAAAAAGAAATTAAAGAAATCTTTAAAAAAGAAGGTGTGCAACTTGGAGCTGGTTCAATAGAAATGCTATTAGATGAGTTAAGACGTGACGCTAGATTTATGGCAATAAGATGCAAACAAGGAAATGTAAAGCGTTTAACACCTGATTTATTTTGGATTGCGTTAGGAAACGATGGCTAGTCCAAGTAAACAAAAAGGCAATGCTTTTGAGCGTGAAGTGGTAAACCTAGCTAAAGGCTTTGGTTTAAAAGCTGTTCGTGCATGGGGTTCTAATGGTCAATCATTAGGACTCCATGAGGAAGTAGATTGCACCATAGAAGAATATACTGTTCAAGCTAAGCGCAGAAAAAAGATTGCTTCATTTTTAAAATGTGAGCATACAGATATAGTAGCATTCAGAGAAGATCGTGGAGATACTTATGCTCTTATGGATATGAATGTTTTCTTAACCTTATTAAAAAAACTGAAAGGATAAATATGTTAGAAATTGAAACAAAAGATGTAGTAGTAACTAAGACTATATATAATGTAAAGCCTAGGCTTACTTTAGAAGAGTTGGAAAAAATTCAAACTGCATTATATGAAACAGATAAAGAAAGTGACTTATTACAAAAAATTGGGGATGTGGTTCGTGACGCACAATCAAGAATTAAAAAACTTGAAACTTCAGTAGAAAGAAATATTACACAAGATGAAGTAATTCAAGCTCAATCAGGTGCTTGTACAACTGGAAATTGTGACTAATGCAAAAAGTAATAGCAAACATAGAAAATAAATTAACTCAAGAGTTGTTTAAACTATTATCTGATTTAGAAGAAGTTGATAGAGATAGAATGTCTAATGATGGCCAATTAATATTTGATGATATATGGAAATTATTAGGTCAGCCAACATATGAACAAAATCAGAAAATACTTGAACAAAGAAAAAAATAATAAAATTGAGGCTCATGAAAATTTCACTAACACTAAAATAAAGAAAGGACCATTTGGTCTGTGGATTTTTTATTGAATGTGAGGTTGACAAATGATTGGCGTCTGAGCCTCAAAAACTATAAGGGGCAAAAAGGCTATGTTATTGGGAATATCATACCCTCCTTGTCTTAATGGTGAAAGCTACCTTGCCCCTTAACTAATAAAATTATGGAAAATAACAAACTATGGTACATTTCTGATTTTCAGAAATTGTATCAAAATAAAATAACAAATAAAACAGCAAGAACTCAACATAAGTGTCCTTTAAAGAACTGTGTTGAGTGTAAAACAGTATGGCAATACGATTGGTCAAATAGTAAAAGAAAATTTGTCCAATACGAAGATATGCCTAAATATGGATTAGAAAAACAAATTTGTGATAAATGTAAAAAGAAAGAAGGTTATTTATATGAAAGAAACATATAGAGTAATTGACAATGAAAATCTTTTAATTCTAGAAGAAGAAAATGACAAACTAAGAATATTGTTAAAAGAGTCTAGAGACTTTTTAGCTAAGATAGGAACTTTAAAACCTATTATAATGCAAGAATGTAAAGACTTAATAGAAAAGATAAATAAACATAATGCTAGTTCTTGATATAGCTGAATGGATAGCTAATATATTTATACTTGGGATAGCAGCGCTTATATGGGTGGTATCAATATTTATATTAATGATACTTGCATCTCTTGTAACAGAAAGAGTAAAAGAATACTTAACTAACTAAGGATAACAAAATGAGAAACCGACCTGATGGCCTAGAGCCTGATGGTCGGATTTCCAGAGAAAATAAAGAAAGATACTTAAATCGAGCCAAAGCCGAGGTAAAAACATTAAAATATTATTTTAGTGAAGAATGGTTTGATAAAGCATATTCTAAAAAAGTAAACATAACTAGAGGTAGACTTAAAAAAAGAATAAGTACATACCCCTTAAGTAAATGCCCAAGTTGTAAAAAGACTTGGAATTTTTACCATCAAAGAAGTAAAAATAAACAACAAAAAGCAGTGCAATATTGGGATGAATACGAAAGACTTCCCAAAATAGAAGTTACTTGTCCAAACTGCCAGTAGGTAGTTCAAACTCTTCTATATCGCTTACTAATAAAGGAGCATAATGTTGTTCTGTAATGTTTACACTAGAATGACCTAGTAGTTTACTAACAGTAAAGATAGGTACGCCTGATTTGATTAAATTCAGTCCAAATGTCCTCCGTAAGTCGTGAAATTGTCCGTTTTTTATGTTAAGCGACCTTAGGTATGCCTTAAACTTTTTACTAACAAAATCACCCTTGTAGCTCCACAATTTTTCTCTACAAAAGAGTATGTGTCTTGCTTGGCTATTTAGTTTAATAATACGTTTATCTGATTTGCCTTTTACCTCAATAAATGTAGGATGTATTTGATATGCTTTTAATGCACATATCTCACCACGTCTTGCACCTGTATAATAAGCAAAATTAAAAAACTCCTGTAGATCAGTATTTGTATGGCTATTCATTATTAATGCCAATTCTTTATTTGAAAAAACTCTAGTACGTCCTATTCTCCTTGGGAGCTTTCTAATCTTTTCAGATGTTTTATAATGTTTTTTAATTCCCCAATTAATACAAGCATTTACTTTAGCCATGTAACCTAAAGCAGTTTGTTTGTTTTCTGGAAATGTTTTTGATTTGAGATATGCATTTAATACATATATATATGTCTCTTTAGTTGCTTTAGACCATTTATTAATATTGTCTTTATTGTTTAAAAACAACTTAACAAGTTTTTTAAAAGAGACTTTACGTCTTTTTTGTTTTGGATTGTAATATTGTTTTAAAGCTTGGTACTCTAACGCAGAATGAAGTTTATTAGCTATCTTATCTTGCTTTGTATAAGCTGGTAGTATAATTCGCTTTTTATCAATCTGTTTTCTATAATAGATGTTACCCCATTGGTCTTTTATTAAATTGTCCTTTAAAGGCATAACTTACCCCTTTCATGGCTATCATGTGGCTATGAGTGTTAATTGCCAAATTGAAAAAAGGTAAGTTTGTCGTCTGTCGGAGCGACAGGATTTGAACCTGCGACCCCTGCAACCCCATTGCAGTCTAAGACTGATTTCCCCTCGTAATAAATAACATATTATAACTTACCTTTTTCACTTGTGGCTATGCAAACCTCCCACATTTAATATTATTACACACCTATAAGTTATAAAAAATATCCAATATAAAAAACTAGGGGTGGTACTAGGGGTGGTACCAGGGGTGGAACTAGTGAGTGTTTTTATTGATTTAGGGAGGTAGGAAATAGGGTAAAATATTATTTTTTACCACTTTTATTAGTCGAACTACTCAGATTCTACTAAGTTTCTTTTTTCTCTTCCAATGCCATGTATAGGTATTCCTGTCATTTGTTCTACCCACATCTCAGGAGTTTCTATTGTTTTTGCAATGCTACGTCCAAATCTACCAAAAGGAAAAAATGTCCATAAATAGTAATCTGCAAATCGTTCCCAATTGCCATTTATAGTTGCATTTATTAAAGTCATAGGATACCTAGCAATAGGTGGCGTAACAATTTGAAGTGGGGCTAATGCGGGATGAGGCCACGAAGAAAAGAATGCTCTCTCTCTTTCACGCTCATCACCAAATAACCAATCAGCAGTATCTTGCATCCAATTTAAAGGAGGTGGTATAGTAGCATCAAAAACGCTACTTGTAAACATATTAGCCAATGATAATGCAAATATATCTAATGTAGCTAATCGTTTAAATTTTTCAAAAGATTCAGTTCCTGGCTTAAAACCATATCTTTTTGCACGTTGATATGTTTGCCTTCTAAAACGTACTGAGTTCCAAGCAAATGGATGAAACCTTGTCATCATCTTACCAATTGCAGTTCTACTATAGTTTGGTCTAAATGCACTATGGTATAAAAACTGTGTTGCTTCTACTCCTTTTAATGCCATATTAATAACGTATGGGTCATTGTGTTTAATATTAGGAATAAAATCTTTTAAATTATTATATGCATTTAAATAATGAGCAAAAAAACTATCTGTTCTTAATTTCTTTTCAGACCATCGCATAGGTATTGCAGCTATATTAGTAACCGCATCTGTTACTTTATATTTTTTAGCAATTGAAAAAACATCTGCTTCAGAAAGATTACTATTGCTTTTAAGCGCTTGTTGAACTTCTTTTAAAAACTCTTTTGTTTCTTTTCCAGCAAATTTTCTTTCTAAAGATGCCTCTGTTACATAAAAAGTTTCATGCGCTCCACTCTCTTCTGCAAATCTACGTAAATGTTCAGATGTTGTTATTTCTGTACCATCATTTAACTTTGTACCTTTAAATGTAGTAGCTAATAATTTCTTTTTATTAAAAACAGCAGTTGTAAAATTATGTAAACCTGCATTAGATATTGTATTGTGACTACCACCTAATATATTAGCTACTGCTGTTTTAGGATGAGATAACAAAGTAATTAACTGCCATTTAGCTTCAGATGCTCCAATCTTATGCAATATCCTTGAAAGTGTTTGTCTTCTTGCTTCAGGGCTTTGTGGTAACTCACCATAAAATGGTAGTTTAGGCTTATCTTTTCTACCCCATAACTTTGTGCTTATCTTATCTAATCCATTAATACCAGCTTCATCTGTTACATAATAAAATAATCTTTTATCCCAAGTTTGAAACTTTTTGTTTTTTGCTAATTCAGATTCAGCTTTTTCTTTCATAGCATCAGAAATGGCATACGTATAATCTCGCCTCTTTTTAAACGTTATTTTTTTGCCTTTTCTTTCATCTTCATATGCTTTAATAATTGATTTGTATTTTTTTATATCTGACTTTCTAAGACCAAATGTTTTTGGATTATACATAGATGGTTGACCTAATACATCTGTAGCATAATCCCTCATTAAATTAGCCCATTCATTTGTAGTTGCTGGGTCTTTTAATGGGTCTAGTTCAACATACCTATCTATTGCTCTTTTACTAATTAACGAAGTAGCGTTCTTAAAAAATGAATTGATCCATTGCTCTTGATAAGCTTCTACAACTTTAAAATCATAACTAGCTCCTGGCATAGGCTCTTCACCTCTTGACTGACCACTGCCAGGCTTTGAAAAATGTCCTTGTCTTTCAGCGTGTTCTTTATTTTGATACTTTGACCATAAATAATCAGCGCCTTCTTGACCACTGCCATTATCAAGAGTTAATGATTTACCTAACTGCGCTTCAAACATTGTTTCAAGTTCAGCTATTTTTTCATTAATAATTTTTCTATACATTGCATTAGCGCCTTCTTGAGAAGGTATGTTTTCAATGCGTTTAAAATCATTATTTTTTAATTCAAATCTTTTATCTATTGGTATTTTTAAATTTGCTTCACGTTGCTCTTTAGTAAGTGTTGGGTCATAAATATATTTTTTTTCTAATTGTTGCCTTAATTGTATTCGTTTATTTTCCATAAACGTCTGTAGTTTTTCTAAACTTGCTTTTGTATCACCATGAAACATTCTTGGAAAATATCTTCCTTTTACTTCACCAACTCCTTTAAAAAATGAACCATTTTCTATATAACCACTAAATTCAGGTGTGTCTGTTAGTTTAAACTGTTGCCTATATTTTTCTCTATATGCTTTTTGTTTATTTAAGGGTAAGTCTTTTACAAATTCTTCTAATTGTCGCTCATAACGCATTCTACCTAATAATTCAGCAGTAAATCCATTTTTACCTAATTGCTTTAAAATATGCCTTCCATTTTCTGCTAAAGGTTTTAAATATTTATTTTCTAAAAACTCTAAATTTACTCTTCCTGTTTTAGGATTGTACTTAACAAAGCTATTCTGCTTATTAAATGCTTCATAATTAGGTTTTTGTGCTTTATCACCTGACATTGAATACGTATCAATTAATCTAAAGTCTAAATTTGATTTAACTAGATTATTATACACTCTATTTAAAAAAGCATCATTTTGCTTTGCAATTGTGCGCATTAACTCGTCGCCTTTTACTTTTACTTGTTTACCTTTTACAGTTGTATTGTAAACCTTATCTTTTAAAGAGTTGTATAATGTTTCATTTTCTTTCCACTCGTTCCAATTGTATTCTTTTTCAAGCTCATTTCTACCTTCATTTCTAAGCCACCTAGTCATTGATGCTTGATGTAATCTATTAGCTTCACCAACACCATTAGGTAAGTCTAATATGTCTTTACGCCATGTAAAAAATGCATCACGTTCTTCTTGTGCAATGTTAGTTACAATATTTTGAAGATTATAAATACTGCCAAAACTATTTTGTAAATGTTGCATTGTTCCTAATGGTACTTTAATGCTTGTTCTACCAAGCTTTCCTTTAGCATCTCTAAAATTGACTTCTTTAATAACTGGAATACTAAAATCATGTGAAAATTGTTTTTCAGCCACTCGTTTAGGAAATAAATATTTATCAATCCAAGAAACTTTATTGCCTTTAGGTCTATTATAAACAATTTCTTCTAGTGCATTAGCAAAGTGTTTTAAATCTGTATAAGTAGCTTCTTCAATGCCATATCCCATTCTATCTCTATCTTTTATCATGTCAATAAACATACCATTTATGTCATCTAAAGAATGCTCTGGAAACTTTTTAAATGCTTCTACAATTCTTTTAGCATCTAATTTTGCATCTGTTGGTGCTTTAGTACTTTTATCTGACACTTTTAAATCAAAAAGATTATTATGTGGCAGCAGTTCTTCAAATTTTTCTTTAATACCTTGGTTTTTTTGTTGTGGTGTTTCAGCTCCCTTTTTATTTACGTTATTCATAATAGGGTCAACACTAGCCTTTTTAACTTCTGCTTTAATTTTAGGCATAACTGCTTTGTCAAAAATCTGACTAAAGGTATTCATAAACATTTTTTTACTAGAGTTTGGTATTTCATTCGTTAAATACGGATAATTATGCCTACTTGTTTTATTGTAATATTTTTCAAAGTTATCTAACTCTTCTGTTAGTCTCTCAATTGTTAATTTTTTCTTTTTATTTGGCTTATTATTACGTAGAAAATCAGGGGCTTCTTTAGCTTTTTTTAATTTATTTTCATGTATAATGCGTAATTCTTTTTGTGTTCTCGTCTGAGGATATAAACTGCCAAGCATATACATATCAAAGTACCTAGATGCGTGTGTTGATGATATTCCCAATTCTTTTGCAGTCTCAATTATATCATTACGCCTAGTTCTTATTTGAGTTTCAGCATCTTCTGTAGTACGAACTCCTTTATTTTTTCTTAATGATGGGTCTATAGAACGTATTTTAGCATAATCGTCTTTAGAGCCTATTGCTTCTAAAGATATTCTATCTGCAAATTCAATAAAGTCAGCTTCTTTATATCCATTTTTAATCATATCGTTATACAAACGCTCACCAGCTTTATTTTGAATTAATACGCTTGTAGCATCCATAAGATCATTTGTTTTATAGGTGGTTTCTTTTATAGGCTTACCATCTTTTAATATTTTAGCTCTTTTACCAAGGTCAGGAACAATTGTAATTTTTTTCCTACGGATAAATTTTAATAGACTAGGGTCTTTAAAACCGCCTTGAAATTCACGTACAAAACGATTGTATTTTTTAAAATCAATAGTTTCAGGTCGTATAAGGTTTGTTTCAATAAAATTTTCTGGCCTACCAAATGCACTGCCCAATTCAGTAAGACTAGATTGAAACTTTACACCTAGCTCATTAAATGCACTTAAATTATTTTGCACTGCATCTAAATTAGGTCTTTTGCCTTGTTGGTCTTTACTGCGATATAAATTCTGTTTTACATTAAATAACTCTGAATATTCTTCTATATTTCTTAAATCTGCAAAAGTTGGTTTACGATTTTTATCTCCCTTTTTTGTAGGGATTACTATCGAGTTAGGCATAGCCTTATTTAAAAGAATATCTCTCATTTTAAAGGCATCTATGAGCCTATAATACCCACTAGAATCAGCAGTTCTTGAAGACGTTTCTAATGAATGGTCTTTATATCCATTTTCTCTTTCTAAAATTTCTTTACTCATTGCTCCAGTTTTTAAAACGCCATACTTTTTTCCATTTTTTATTAATGGAAATTCTTTTTTACCGCCTTTAGATATAATGTCAGAAAAAATAATATTTAAATACTCTTTAGCAGATACAATTTGACCCATGCCATCTTTGCCTACTTTAGCAGACCTACCTGAACGAATTAAAGCATTGGGCATATATTGAGATATACTACTGTTAATATATTCTAATTCAGCTTTTGTACTTTGGTCGTATAAAGAATTATTTTTTTCAGCTTTATTTTCAATTGAAACGCCATTACGCTCTAAATTATTTTTCTTAGCATAAACGCCATCTAAATACTCTTTAGGCATTCCTTGGTATAAAAATACTTTATCCCCATCTACATCAGCACCATCAATATTAAAATGGTCTTTTTGTCTAAGATAAGTACCATAATCATATGCACCATTTTTCTTTCCTGTAAATCCATCAAAATACAATGCTCTAGTGCCACTAATATCAGGACTAGGTACACGCATTACTGCAATACGTAAATGCTCTTCTTTAAATTCTTTATCTGATAATTTACTATCTTCTTTTTTTCTTAGCGTAGGGTCTTTATAAGCCTCCCAAGCTTTACCCAATGTTTTATATCCTTTATGCTTCATATCTTTCATACTATGACCAAGCATAAAGTGATCTTCTCTAATTTCTTTATTAGGCAATCTATTTTTAAATAAAGCATGATTACCAGCAACCCATGAAGATGCGCTAAAATCGTATTGAGGGTTTAAATACTTATCTGTAACATACCTTAATACTGCATCGTTAAAGTTTCCTGATTGATTTTCTAAAAAACGTACTGCCAATGTATTATAATCTGTGTCTTTAAATTCTTTTGCAATTCTATCAGCGTAGTTTTTTGATTCCATTAAATCAATGTCATCAATTTCTGAAGACTCACTTCGTTTACGCTCACTATTTATTTTAAATATATCATCTACTAACTTTTTTACTACAGGACTTTTTGAATTGCTATTTAATATGTCTGCAATTTGCTTATGTCCTATTTTGCTAATATCAAAATCTGCGGGTACTTTTAAATTTGGATTCTCAAGCATTTCCTGTACGTATTTATTTTGTTTTTCTATTCCCAAATACGAATCTTTAAATATTTGCATTAATGCTCGTTGCTGTTTTGCCTCTATATTTAATCCCGCAAGTGTGCTATGCATTTGTCTTTTAATTGAAACAGGAGTTAAAGCGTGTTTATCTCCATATACTCCAAAGTTAATTCGTAAATCATCTATATTAATTTTGGTTGTCTCAGGTATTGTTTCTTTACCATCTTTATAAAATTTGTATTCATTTTTTTTATTTGGAAAAGCAGTGTATGTTTTGCCAGGATTTACTTTAGCTGCCGATGTCATAACAACCATACTGCCTTTATTTGGCATAACTGCATCAAATCCTTTTTGAGAAGGATGTACACCCCCTTTTAATAAAAACAACTTTCCATCTATTTCTGTTGCTATAGTTGGTTTAATATGAGATGTGGTAGGGTCTAAACCCATTTCTTTTACTATTTTATTAAATAATTCAGTATGTAAAACAACATAGCCATCTACATCACTTTCGTGTACTCTTTTTTCAATTACTTCCTTACCATCTTTGCCTATTCGCTTTACATTATATGTTTCTGGTTTAATAGGGTTGTTTGGGTCTTTTGCACTAGCGACATCATCAACAAAAATAACATCTAGCTTTCCATCAGGAGTAAAGTCTTTAAACTTATTGACGTTTAATACATAGTCTTTACTTGAAAGTAAACTACTACGCTTAACTAAGTCTAATGCACTTTTAAACTGACCTTTAGGGTCATATAGATAGTTACTTTTAAACATATCTTCATGCAGTTCTTTCCACATTGTTTTAGATTTTGAACCTAGCTTATCAATGCCTGTAAGTTTTAAAAACTCTTGTTGGTCAAACTTAAAATGCTCACGTTCTTTTTTTGTTTTAAGTATATCGTTTAATTTTGCTTTTTTTGTATCGGGATGATAATTGCGGACTATAAGCTTACCTTTGTCTTTTTCAGGTGTCCATATATATTGTCCTTTTGTCTTTTTATCAACTTGCAACATTAAATCAGCCATTTTTTTTGGAGTAAGTAAATAATCATAAACCATTTCTTCACCTTCAAAACGCATTGTTTTAGCTAATGGATCATATGACTTACCCCCTTCAATAAGTTCGTCTATCACATATGTTTTACCATGCTTATATATTTTTTCATGAGGAAGTATAGGATGAGATAAAACCTTGCGCACCCCATTAGAATATTCTTCTATTTTATTAAGCTTACCGCTACTTAAATCAAATGCACTATGATATTGCTTTTGGTTCTGTCTAAAACGCTCATAGCTTTGAGTTAATGCTCTATCTATGCTATTTGTAGGCTTTACACCTAACTCTTTATATACCTCATTTTTAAATAATTCGTATCTGTCATATTCTTGTTTAACTGGGTCTAATTGTTTAGAAAATTGTTTGACCTTACTTGTTTCACCTTGTCTCCACACACCAAATGGTTCTTTATTATTACCTATTGTCTCCCCATTATTTATTCTATTCTTAATATATGATGATAGTGTGTTTACATCTTTTATAAGCATACCTTCATTTTTCATTATCCCATCTATTTTATTTAATATGCTATTTAAGTCTTTGTTTTTCTTTACACCATCAATTATTTCTTTTTCTACCATCTTATCAATTGATGGCATTCTTTCGGGTTTTATATTATTAATAAGTAACTTTCCGCCTGTTATATCTGTAGCTAAAAGTTTGTTTCGTTCAACTATTTCTTTTTGCAGTCTTTTAAATTCTGGTAAATTTTCTTTACTAATGCTTCCGTCTTCTTTTCTTAATGCAACTATTTTATTTTCTATTTCTAAAAGTTTAGCATCTTCTTTAAGTATATTTTTTTCTAAACCTTCGCCTGTTTGCTGACGTTCTTTTTGTTCACCTAATTTTGTTTTTACTTTTTCATTTGCTTTAACAACTTTATCTGCAATTTCAAGTGAAGTTAATTCATTACTTTCTTTAGCTTGTACTTGTGCATTTACATCTTTAAAAAACCTACGTAATACAGGGTCGCTATCTAATTCAGATTGTATTTTAGCTTCTTCATTTTGACGTATATAATCTTGTCCTGTATATCTATCTTGCAACTCATTAAAAAAGTCATTACGCTTACCAAACTCATTATAAATAGAATCGTAATTACCTTCTTTTATCTGTTCAACTTGCTCTTTTGTTAATGCATCATATACTCGCTTAGTCTCACCTTCTAGTTTATCTTTTTTAATAGAATTAATTTCATCTCCAATGCGAGTGCCTTCCCTAACAATGTCACCTAACTCTTCATGAGAAGCTATAACTTCTTTTTGAGCTTCAAGCCTATCTTCAGCAGTCATATCTTCTCTGCCTTTTTTAGAACGAGTGCTATAGTTTTCATAATGTTCTTCAGCAAAAGCATTTCTTAGCTCTTGAGCGCCTTTACTAACATCATAAGGGTCAACCCCTTTCATTGTTTTAGCTATTTGGTCAAATTTGTCACCAATCAATTTATCGTGCATAGTTTTAACTTCTGCTCTAGCATCACTAGGAAGCGAACTAAACTCAGGGTCTTCCATCATTTTATAATTCTTTTTAGACCTATCAGCACTGTATTTATTAAAATACTCTCTACCTATTTTTTGATGCACTGATGGATGCACAGAGCCAAAATAAGCACCAAGCATATATTCATAGATTTGAGTTGCAGTATCAGCGCCATGCATTGTAGCCATACCACCTTGAAATGCACTACCTGCTAAACCTTTTGCAATGCCTTCTCTTAATTTATTTTCAGAGAATTTTCTTACTATAGGACTAGGCGCACCAATAGCTTTTTCTATTAGTTGTTTATAATTACCTATTGTACCAAACGCACCACCTGCTATAGCCCCATGTATAAAGCTATCTTTCATAGCATCGGGACCTTTCCAAAACTCACTTACTGCACTAGCAGTACCAAGATGAACTGCTGATTGTGCAACATTGCCTAGAACAGTATTGCCATGTAAAAAACTATCTGCTACTTGACCCGCATTACCTCCGTATTTAGCTACTATACCTTGACCCGCTTTTTTACCAAGCACTTTATTTGCTATACGTATAGGGTATGATTCAAGCCCCATTAAAGCTGAGCCAAGACCTTCAATTCTTCTACCTAATACTTTTTTACCAGCTTTAGCAACAAGGCTACCACCCCATTTAATTGGGCCACCTGCTAACCCAGGGACAAAACCAATAAGACTACCAACGCTTCTTGATATTTGTTGAGCAGAGGTTACAGGGTCTTTAGTTGAGCCACCAAAAATATTAAAAGGCCCAAGAAACCCTTCAGCTATACCGCCTATAAATTGACTAACAACGCCTGATTGTTTGCTTTCTTCAACATCCATATTTCTATTGAAGTTGACTCCAGCTTCGGATGCGTATTTAGTAAGTTCGTCTACTTCATCGTCATTAAAAAGATGAGGACTTACACGATACGCATTTATATATTGTGCAAGTTGATTTGGATCCATTTATTAATAGGTTACATTATCTGGAATAGGCGATTGAGTGCTATCAAGTAATTGATTGTTTGGATTAGGTTGCATTTCTAGCAACGCTCTTATAACATCTTGACCTGTGGTTTTTATAGGGTTTAATGGCCCCAAAAACGTATCATCATCATCCCTTTTTATTTGATTTGGGTCTACCTGTTTAATTTGATTTATACCTTGCTGACCCATCATTCTCATTAAACCTTGGACTGCTTGTAAATTAGCATATGCTTCATTTGAATGACCCGCAAACCTATCTGCTGATGTATTGTAAAAATTTTTATCAGAAAATCGTTCTTGCATTTTAACCAATGCATTTAAAACTTCTTTTCTTTGCGGATTGTTAGGAGAAGTTTGTAAAACCCCTTGAACATTAGTTGCCATAGCAGAAAATAAATTAGGTTTATTTGGGTCTTCAGAATCTCCTCTAAATATATCTAAAATTTCACCTTCATCAAATCCACCAGCTTTTGTTTCTTCATAAAGCTTTGTAAAATTAGCGGGATTAAATGCAAAAGACTTATCAGCATCTTGTTGCTTCATTATCCTAGCTTGTTCTGCAACCAAAATGCCTTGTTCTTTGTACCTTCTTAAATCAAACTCTAATCCTTTTTCCATTCTAGTTAAAGAAGCTTCTATGTCTTTTTCTTGCATACCTTCTCTAGATAATCTGTCTTTTTCACGATTTAAAGCTTCTGAAATAATGTTTTTATTATTGATTTTTTCTCTAGACAATCTGTCTAATTCTGAAATTACAAGTGAATTTTCTAATCTACCATCTTGCAATATTTTTTGAGCTTCTCTATCTAAAGCATTTTCAGAAGAAGTTGCTTCAAGCCTAGCTTTTAACGCTTCCATATTGCCATCTCGCCTAAATTGCTCTATTTCTTTTTGGAATGCATTACCACGCTCAAATAAATTTTCTGTACTATCAAGTTTAGCTCTCCATTGCTTTTCTCTATTTATCCATTCTTTGTCAAATAATTCACCTTTTTGCTCTCTGTCTTTTGCATTTTCACCGCCTGTAAATTCTAATCTTTCTTTTTGCCTTAATGCTTCTAAATCACCGCTTGTTTTTATTTTATTTATGTCAATTTTACCTTGAAGTAATTGACCTTTGCGAGTTTCTTCATATCTTTCTTTTATTTGTCTACTTTCAATATCTCCCGATAACTCAGTTTGTGACTCAGTAAACTCTTGCCCAGCTATACGCTCAGAAGTTGCAAATATTTTATCTTCTGCTCTTTCTTTTGCCCTAGTTGCCATATCTTGCTTTTTATTCATCATCCCAATTAAGCTATCTGCAGTTTTACTTGCTTCATCACCAAAATCCCAATCTGTGAATGTTTGGTTATCTTGATTGCCTACTTTTACACCTAATGCATTTGCCATTAGTTACCTCCTACATTAAAACCAAAACTATTTCCATAAGAACCTGAACCAAAAGTGTCGTATTCTCCAGGAAAATTATTCATAGCTAACCCTCCCGAAGGTGGTGCTGGTGTGCCTCCTGATGGGGCTGTTAAACCGCCCATTAAAGCATTTGCTCCCATTGCTCCTGCGGGGCCACCTAATAAACCACCTACTACTGTACCCGCAGTTCTCCAAAAAGCACCTCTTTGATTTGCTTGTTGATTGTCATAAGCATCTTGCCTCCTTTGATTACCCATCTTTAAGTTATATCTAGAAGTGTTTAAATATTGCCTATAGGCGTTTCTAGTAGCGGCGTTAGTCATATCTGTTTGCAATCCTCTAGCATCTATACCTGACCTTAAATCACCCACTCTGCCACTTATATTCCCTGCACTACCATAAGCTCCTGTAGCTAATTGCCCAAATTGACCCGCTCTTTGTAATCCAACATCTTGAATACCTGAATATCCTTTTCTAAGTTGTTCTGACATTTGATTGCCACTTACTGCACTTAAAAGACTAGACATTCCCCCTTTACCAATACCTCGTTGAGCCATTGCTTGTTGCATATTTGTATTTGCTCTTGCATAAGAGCTACCAACATCTCTTCTAAGATTGCCAAATAATCTTTGATAGTAAGCAGAATTAGGGTCAAGCATATTTCTATACGCTTGTGAAAACTCATCTCCCATTCCCACTTGTTTATCTGATATTCCTTCTAAATTTCCAATTGCCCCTAACAATCCTTCATTGGGATTATAATCAACTGTATCTAATTTATATTGAAAATTGTGTTGAATATCATCGGGTCTATCACTATCACTAAATCCAAACAAAGCCATACTAAACTCCTATTATCTATTTCTTACTTTCATAATGGCATATACCCAACCCTCATCGGTTTTTCCTTGTATTTCATAACTGCCATCATTTACTCTTGCAAGTCGAATATCTCCTGACTTACCTTTAAAACTTTCTTTTTCTTCTGATGTATTTCCTTGATTAACTGAATTAATTACATCATTTAAATCATCATATATTTTTTCAATTACACGATTTATCTCTACTGCTTCTGAACTATGAATAAGCAATGCTTTTTTCTTTGATATTGCCATGTTATCCTGAACTATTCTTTAATAGTCTGTAAGCAACTCCTAATGCGTCTACAGTTCCAGTTTGAGATGACAATACCCATTGCATTTTTTTACCTTTTTTAGAATCTAAAATAAAATTTGTATATCCATTAGCACCATCATTAACAACTTCAAGCCTGTTACCTTCATCAAGATTAACTGAAATATTCGTACCTAAAGAACCAGATGGGCTTCCTGTTAAATAAAAATTAGTAAATGATTTATCTTGAGTATCTCGATTTATTGTAATTTGTTTACTTGCCCAATCCCAAGACTTTCTATTTGATTTATCTGAATTAATATCATAAAAATAACCATTAATATTCCAAATTATTTCGCCATTTTCTCCTAGTATAAAATCTTTTGGTTCTGCTGTTACTTGACTAAGACCATTTACTTTAAATAACCTCTGCCTATCCCATCTTCGTTTTACTAAATTGTATTCCCATGTAAAATAAGTTCCTAACCCAGTTTTAAATGTAATTAAAAACGATTTGTTATAATTGTGAAATGCTATTTTAGGAACATAGCTAAAATCAATATTTTCCCAACTGTAATTTGCATCTCCTCGTAATATAGCAGTAGATATGTTATTGGCTCTTTGACCATCGTGAAGATAAATGCCATGTTTGTCTGCAAAACACATCCCGTATTCAGTTGAAAGAACTGAATCTTGACCCAAACATCCAATGCCATTCATTGATGATTCTACGTACATACTATTTGGTTCTATTCTTAAAATATTATTTTTATCAAATACGTAGATTCGATTGTTAAACGATGAAATTGCAGTAGGATAAATAGGCAATATCAAGAAATCATTAATGTAATTAAACTGATCATAATTATAAGGCCTTGATTTAAAAAGATAGTTTGAGGCATCATCTAATTCTAAATGATAGCATTGAGCTACAAACAACTGATTATTTAAATCCGTAGATAATCCATAGTTTACTATTGTATCTTCAAGTATTTCAGAAATACCAGTTCTAGCATCATAAGAAGCGCCTACTACTCCATTGTGATTATATATTTTTCTTCTATATGTTCCCCAATCTGGATTTCCCGTTAGGTCTTCATTTATTTCTACGAATGTATTGTTTAGATTAATTGTATCTACATAGCGATAAAACCCCTCTGGAACAATTGAGGTATTTGCACCTTCTGCCATATAAATTGCAATACCTGAAATTCTTTTAGACAATACAGTTGTCGTTCTTATAATCAATTCAATATCAATAGCACTACCATCAGAAGTTATACTTGTAAAATCTCCAAGTGGAGATTCTTGATAGCCATCATAAACATAAGCGCATTTGTAATAATATTTTTTATCGTTTACATGAGAAGAACTAGCTCCAGTATTTGTCAAGTTTAATGCTAATTCAGATTGCATTCGGACTGTAAATATATCTGCACCTATTGAACTTGCAGTATTGGTAGAAGACATCCATCTGCCATTACCAGCACCTGCAAATAAATGAATATCTACATTTGAACCATTATCTTTTAAATAAGGCCTTCCTTCGTTAATGTCATAAGTAGTTGAAGCACTTGATAATTCTGCAATTGAAGAATTGGAATTTCCACTAATATTTGTTGGTTGCGAACTATATTTTAAATCAGAACTTGTAGTTGTAGAAGTATTTTGCACAGAAATAAGTAATTTGCCTTCTGCTGATGCAACTCCCTTTATATAACCATCATACGTAACATAACTACTGCTTTCCGTTAAATAAGCAATTCCTCCTTTATATGTAGCGCTTACGCTTGGAACATATCCATCATTAGCATTATTTTGAGTGCGCATTGCAATATCAGTTAATACAATTATTCCTCCTATATTAACATTTGAACTTCCATTGTAAAGACCATCTCCACCTCTATCTATTCCTTGTGCATTTTTATCTGTATAAATATCCATCAAAATACCAACAACGTCATTTGTTCCAGATATTTCTACTAAATTTATTTTAGGTATTTTAACATAAACAGGAGTGTTATTAGATGCACCAGTTAATGAAAAAGCTCCCCTAGTATCACTTCCATTATTTGTTACTATTCCATAACCAACTGTATCATAGGGAGCTGTAGCTCCCCTATCTCCATTTAATGTTACGCTGCCAGATAAATTAAAATCTGATGTGGGTTTTGTAAATAAATAATTATAGCCTTTTACAACAGTAGCGAGGTTGCTATTTCCTCCTCCATCTGCAACTGCTCCAGAAATCCACAAATAACTACCTTTTTCTAATATATCTGTAACAATCCAATGATTGTTTGCGTCTGCATTATCAGTTACATCTGCAGTTAATGGCCAATATGGAAGAATAGTAGCAGATGCAGATTGAGTATACATTAATGAACCGCTTTTAAGAATCTCTAAAGAATCCTTATCTATTCTCATCCAAGTTCCAAGCCTCAAAGGATGTGTTATTGTAGTGCCATCTAAATCTTTATAAGCACCTTCTACTACTTTATAAGATATACTAGAAGTATCAATAACCCATAGATGACCATCTGAACCCATGCAAATAGCAGTAAATGAAGCGGGAACTGCATTGTCTTTAACCACTAATTTTCTTTTTGTAATACTAAAATCTGATATTTTTAATTTCCATATTACACTTGAACCATATTCAAATCCGTAGATATAAGTACCATCAGATACAGGTTTGTAAAAATCAGGAATTGAATTAGGACTTAGTAGCTTTGCATCAGTTAATTGCATTGTTGCAGGGGCGCTACCTCCGTATTGGCCATGAGGGATCATTCCTATCCATTTAGGTTCATCATTTGCACCATCACCCATTCCAACGTGTAATTCTTTATTATTGTTAATCATAGATGGCAATGCACTATGAGTTTCAGCAGTAGAAGATAGATTGGAAGAAACGGGTCTATTTGCGTGAATGTTATCTATCTTTTTAAATTTATTATCCGTATCGTCAAAAATAACGCCTTTGTGCGTTCCGCTATCGTTAATTTTAGAAAACTTATCAGCTTTTATATCTGATGTAGTCATTTGATATACAGTAGTGTCTACAGCTAAATTTCCTGTGTTTCTCCATCCCCCATTTATTGTCCAATTATCATCATTTGATAGATCTGTTTTTGCATATTTTAAAACTTGAACATCGCCAACATTATCTATAAAAGTAATATAGCCACTACTAGCAAATGAAGAACCATCTTCAACTTCTATCGCTGTAACTCCATTGTTATAAGTACTACTAGCAGTACTACTTACTCCATAAGAACTTGCTACAGGAACAATAGTATCATTTTTGACACCTTTTAACATTCCATCTTCAGACATAGCATCTATATTTAAACTAGAATTAGCCGCATCTTCAGGAATATCTGTATCTGATGGAGTTGTAATTGTTCCAGATTGAAATCGTTTTATTTCGTGTAGTTGTTTAGGCACTAATTACTTTTCCATTGTATGTTGTAACTCCATCATTTATATCAAGAACTACTAAGTTAAAATTTCCATTACTTAAAATATCTACAATCCCAACATTGTGAGTCCAATTTGTAGGCCTACCTTTTAAATAATCTTTAGTCATATCAGTTAAACATCCCATTGAATATGCCATGTGGCTTCCTGAGATGTGGGTGATGACTGCTTTTTGGGAGTCGTGAGTATGCCCGTAGATGATGTTGCAACCCAATTGCAAGGCGTGAGTTCTTGCATGGGCAATTCCCATGTAGTGTCCTCCGTGGTAAGCAAATAATTTGCTCCCGAATACTTTAAAGACTTCACCATAGTCGTGCCATTCGTATCCACGTTCATCGAATTTGAAAGCTCTTCTGGAACCATAATGTTCAAGATATGGGTTTTCTTCAACGAAGTGGTCAAACCATTTTTCGTGATTACCTTGGGCGAATTGCTTCTTAGTGCATTTAACGGATTTAAGAACTTTGTCAATTCTATCCAATCCTTTATTGCCTTCTTTAATTTCTTTTTTAATTGCAGGAAGTTGATATTCAAGCGGAGGACGTTTTTTCTTACTCCATTGCCAATGACTGACTGATTCGCCATCAATTGCATCTCCTAATAACAAGAAAGCAGTAGGTTTTACTTCTTTTAAAACTTTTAAAGCGCATTTAAAAGCCTTTTCATCGTGATTGGGAAAGTGTATGTCTGGAAAGACAACTACTCGTTCTTTTATGGTCATTTATCATTCCTTTATCTCAAAATGAACAAGGTCATCAAAGTTATTATCTTTGGTGGTTCTTGCGTTCTTACTTAAACTGGAATCCGACCAATCACCCCCCCATCTTACATCAATTCCCATCTTTGAGGCTACACCAAGAACAAAGCCACCTAAATAGTGAAAATCATCCCTGGCATTCCAATCAATTGGATATGGAGCAATATCTACAGCCTTACCTTCTACGTGCTTACCAAACTTAGTTTTACTCTTACCTTGCGCAACAAGCTCATTCTGTCTTTCTTGACTTCTAAGCCCTTCTATAACTGTAATGTCAAAGTATTTAACTACTTCGTTTAAAACATTAATCAGTTTAGAGTCAACCCCTTTTAATCTTTCACGTGATCTTTTACCGAATTTTGGCACTATATTTTCTTCATCAATACAGATTTTAAAACAGTCCAAATCGCTATCATAATTTTTCTCTCTACCTTTTCTGAAATAAATGGTATATCTACAGATTTATTCCATCCGTCGATTACTTCATCTCTTACTTCGTCAGATAGTAATTCATTTGCTATCATTGCTTTTATCATATTTAGTTTTCCTTTATTTTTTTTGTTTTTAAGTATAAATAATAAATTTGTATTGAAAACATAAGACACATTAATACTCCAGATATAATATCTGTCCAATAAACAAATCCTAATCCTGTACTAACTCCTGTTACTCTTAAACTATCCATTAATGCTTTCCATTTACTCGTGATAAACTTCCTTTAATTTCAGATACTTGATTGTCTAAATCATTTATCTCTTTATTTAATGAATCAAATTTTCTATCAAGTTTATCATCTGATTGATTCCATCTATTAATAAGCTTTATAACCATACTTTCCATATTCTCTAACGTCTCAGATTGTCCTTTATTTTCTATTTCTAAATCTTTTAAAGCAGACGCTTGTTCATTTCCTCTTTTATTCATAGAATACACCATAAACATAAACATAGCTCCTACTACGCCTATCATTCCAGCTTCTGAATAAAGTGCTAAGAAATCCATTTATTCTTCTTCTTCTTTGCATTTATCACAGACTCCATTAAAAGCCTCTTCTACTGGCTTATCGCACTCTACACAATGAAATGGAAATGACATTATTTATTCCTCATTGTTAAATCAATATAAACTTTTAAATCAGATTTAATTTCTGCATTCCATTTCTTTACCTTACCAAGCTCATCCATAATTATGTCTAATCTGTGTTGTAAGTTTTCGTGTTTTTCATCAAATCTTTTTAGAGTATCTTCTACTTTTTCTTTTAAAATAAATCTTACTACGCTGTATAACGCAAAAGCTAATCCAACGCTAATAGCAACTGGAAAACCTAACTCCTGTATTAATGTTATGACCTCAGATGTCATTTCTTTTTCTTTCTCCAACTAAATGGGTTAAGGTTTAATTCTTTTTCAAAAAATGATATTCGTTCTTCCATAGCCATTCTTTCTTTTTGTTCTTCTATCATATGTTTATCGACAAGCTCTGTAATTCTGGTATCAGCAAGTCCCATTCCTCGCTCAAGTTCTGCAAGTCTGTTTTCAATTCGTAGGTAACCCAACACAATGAAAGCAACTGCAACAATAATTTGACCAAGCCACTTAATGTTAAGACTGATGCGAAAGTTATCGTCAATTTTTGCCATCCCATATGACCTGTATGTCTTTGGTTTCTCACTCACTATTCTTCTTTCTTACATCTTCCCACATATGATGTTTGTAACAATAATTTTCTTCTACGTATATAGCATTATTATACCAATGCGTAGTGCTGTCTTGATCTATAATAACTATGTAAAGAGTGTCTTGATTATCTGAAGGAGTTATTTCAAGATTGGCAACTGACCATCCACCCCTACAACCAGATAAAGTTATTACAATCAATAAAATTGCTATTAAAATTGACAACCATCCACCTAGTACTATTTTTTCATTCTTATTCAAGGTTTGTAATACTTATAAAAATCTTCAGGATTTTCTACATCTATGACTACAAAGATTGGAGATACGATACTATTCCCAGTACCAGAACCGCCAATAATGGCGTATTGATAACCACCATCTTGATAAGGAGACTTGATGGTATCATTGTCAAATAAGTGTAAAAAACTCGTGTCATCAAATACTGGTACAAATTCTGCATCTATTAATTCTTCTATTTCAATTCTTCTGTTGTTATTATCATCTACTAATACTCCAATACTGCTTGTTCTATGTGCTTGACTAGGGAACCTACCCATACCATTTATTTCAACTTGTTGGTTATACCACATTGAAGAAGCTTTAGTAATCTTTTCAAGATTGGCTCTTGTTTGTTTTGCTTTAGCACCCTCACCGATACGACTAAAAGCAGGAGCTGCGGTAGTAGCCAAAGTAGCCATGATAGCCATGGTAACAGCAAATTCAGCAAGACTATTCCCTCTATTATTCAATTTCTGTAGTCCACTCACTCTTAGCAAGTTCTGTCATTATCTGAGCATGAGACATTTTAGTATAAGAACTAAATACACTTGGGTCATTATCTGTATCATTGTCACAAGCAAACTTTAATAGTGCCTTAGAACTATCTCCATCATCGCCATTGTTTTTGCGTAACGTAGATATTCCAGATTGTATAGCATTATCTATTAATGCGTTTGTTCCATCTTCTTGCTGTGCGTTATTAATATCAGCTACAGGCACTATCATATAGGCTCTGCCTACCCATCTGCCAGAGTAATCATCTGACCATCTATTTGTTATTTCACTCATAATTAAATTCCTCTAAGGTGTTGTTGTTGTTCTTGTTGTTGATTCTATATCATAGCCTTCTGGTTCTGCGTTTGGTGGTGATTTTAAGTCTCCTGCATCTGCGTTTTGTGGAGAACCATGATTTGAATTACTTGACCTATCATATATAGTGCTTATTGAATCAGATACCCCCGTTGAGGCATCTAAGGAACTCATAGACCAATACCCTTTTAACCCCTCTGAGTAACTATCTAAAAGATTAGCATTTTTTCCTAAAGCATATATCGCACCAACCTCACTACTACTAAGTGCTTTATCCCAAACTGCTACCTGCCCAATAGTTCCATTAAAAGTATGAGATAGAGCATAATACGCACCTATTATTGTTTTAATAGCAGTTCCAGTTGAAAAGTGCATAGCACCTACAGCAGGGAATGTACCAGAACCATCAAGATTCATATCTGATTGTCCATTTATATATAATATTGAATTTGATTCGTTTACTGCATTATCAGAGCTTGTAGTATCTAATACAGCAGTAACTTGATATAAAGTATCTGTGCTTAATGTAGAAGATTTTTCATATTCTTGATTTGCCAAATCCCACTTAACTACATTATCGTGTATTCTTAATGTGAACATCCCTGTATAACTACTAAAACTCGTACCCAGACTAAATAAACCATAAGCAAGAAGGTCTGCTTTAAACCATAATGAAACTGTTAGCCCACCAGAATAATTATCTCCAAGTTGAGTACAAAGTCCTGTACCACAATCAATGTATTGATCACTACCATCAAAATCGATAAAGTTATATGGACTTGAGTTTCCTGTTGCTAAAAATGATTGGTCTGGCAGTATTGAAGTATAAGGAAAGTTAGTAGCATCCATGCTTGTAGGTGTGCCTACATTACCCTGTACTTTTTTGATAGAAATGTTATCTATATACATAATAATTTCACTATCGCCTGTAAATTCTGCAAATCTAAAATTTAAAGTTGTTGAAGTTGTAATAAAGTAGTAATCGCTTGTAACCCAATCTGTAGAACCCGCAACTCCCTCAATATTTACATAAGAACCATTAGAGTTGCTTGTTCCAATTAAATGTTTCATAGAGTGACTACTTGAAGCAGTTTTCCAAGTAACAGAAAATTTATAACATTTACCATTTTCTACAGTAAAATTACCTGATGGACCACTCATCCACTCTGCATTTGCATCTGTTTCAAATTTTATAGAATAACTACCAGAATATGTTACATCTGAAACTGAAGTTATATTACTATCAAGTGATGAAAGTCCTGTAGTAGCATCAGTCTCATTAGAAGGACTTAAAGCATTAGCAAGGTTGTTTACTTCTCCACCTAAAACAGGATTAGAAACATCTATAACTGCGTTTTTTGTATCGTCAACTGCTGATTGTAGGACTTCTTTAACCTCAAAGCTATTTAATACAAGTTTATCACCATCACTTCCTGTACTCATTAATCTTAACTTTGCATTATTTGATGCCGTTGGTAGAAAGCCATAAGCAGTCATTGTTTGACCTGCGATTAAATCTGTTTGTGGAGTGGCGAATGTTGAGGCATCTTGTGAAATATTATTAAAATTCCATCCCCCTGTTGTGCTACTATCTACATCAGCAGTCATTTTTAAAAGTGTAGCACCTTTCATATTGTATGTTTTCCAAAATCCATCACTTGCTATTGCTACATTGTTACCACCACTTCTCTCGAAAATCATTTGATTGTTAGAAAAAGTGATATTTCCATTCTCTGCTGTCCAATCATTAGAACTAACACCTACAAAATTTCCACTTGATGCATTTGCTAATTCAGAACCACCTAACTCTTCTGTGCTATTATCGTAAGAACCCATGTCGTACATGGCAACAGCCTGTTGTTGAATATCATCAGATGCACCATTTCTGATCGTACCATCGTTTGAGTTAGAACTTGAATCTGCTATAGTAGGATATGCTTTACTTGTGTCATCGCCCATTCTGTAGTACGCATGAAGTCCATTTTCAGAACTTTCGTTATAGGTAATGCCTTTTTGGTACAGGGCATAAATTTCCTGTTCTGTCTTAGCCACATCATAAATAGAAACAGAACTTATTGAACCACTAAATTCAACACTTTGACTCATTCCTATTTTTAAAACAGTATCTGCTGTATTTAAAGACTTTGCTCCAGAACCTATTAAAGAGCCATTAAGATAAACTTTAACTGTAGTTCCATCATAAGTAGCATATAAATGTTGCCACTCTGATAAAGGAGCAACTCCTGTGTCTAAATCACCACTTGACCATCCATAGAAAAATATTTTACTTTGATAAAGAAAAAAACCACATGTTCCATTTGTAGTACCTGTGCCACCCCATTCAATAAGATAATAATTTTGATCAATAGCAGTTGGGTTAAACCATAAACCAAGTGTTCTTGCACTTGAGCCACTTATACCTACATTCCCACTTGTTTCTATATAATCATCACTACCATCAAAATCCACCACAGAAAAGCGATTATCACGCATTGGGGTAAACCTTGATTTTGCAAACTGCTTTATGGTTTGAGCATCGAGTGCTGTTTGATGAATTGCTATATTTGAAATTGAAGAGCCACCAAAAAATCTCTGGACAGCAGTACCATAATAACCTGCACCTATATAAATATTATTTGCTTTTGTCGCACTATCTACTGCTGTGTCTGTAGTTGCTAATGCTCCATTAATATATAATTTTACACCACCACTACCACCATCCCTATCTACAGTATATGAAAAATGATTCCAAGAATTTTGTAAAATGCCACTACCTACAGTATTTGCTGTCACTTTTGGTAAATGACCATCTACAGATGCACCTTCAGCATCAAGATAATCATCATAAAACTGAAGAATTAAGCCTACTTGATAATCATTTTCTGTTGTGTCTTGCATACCAATAATGCCTTGATAACTACCTCCATTATCTACATGATAAAACCAACCAGAAATACTAAAATCATTAAGCGTTAATCCTGTGCCAGAAATAGCTACATAATCATTCCCATCAAATTCAACAGAATAGTCTGCCCTTGCTATAGAAGTAGTAGATTCTGGTTCTGCTTTATCTCCACATCTAAGGTATAGTTTAAGGTTAGATGCTGAATATTTTGTAAGGTCTACTACCTTACTTGAAATCTTACCAATCGCAGTTGCATCAAGTGCACTATTCCAGATTGCAAACTCATCAATACAGCCATCTAAAGGACTCACAGCACTTACTGCTCCTGTTCCTCCGTCATTTCTTGCACCAATAAGAAATGGGTTATCTGGATTGGTTGCAGATGCTTGAGTATAGGTATCGGTATCTTTAGCTATTCCATTCATATAGAATGTAGCAGTACCACCATCTGCTACTAAAGCAAAATGATTCCACTCTCCTGCGTTAATAGTTAAAGCACTACCATTTGATTTGTATGCGTCAGCAACACCAAAATAAGGTTTCTTCCCATCAGTTATTCCAAAATACCACCTTTTAGAGTTATGAGAACCTCCAAAAAATTGAGTAGCATCAAAATCATCTAACTTTACCCAACAAGCCATTGTAGCATTTGTATGGACAGTAATATCCATTAATCCACAACTTAAATAATCATTTGTACCATCGAAATTGAAAGAGTATTCGTTGGGGAACTTGAGTATAGCCCCACCTTTTGTAAGGATGTTGCCTAAGCCTAGCATTGATCTAGCCTAAATAACAGATACAAAGACCAGTAGCTAGAGTGACTGCACTCCAATTACCAAATATTGTGACCCCTTGAGGTATCGTATCAGAACTAGTTAAAGAGTTGCCATGTGTAGATGTTCCTGTACCAGTTATACCCGCTGATGATTGTGTCATTGTTGTAAATGTACAATCCTCAAACATTGTTATTGCTACTACCTTTTTATCTCCGATACTAGCTACTGATTCACCATCATCTAAAACAGCAGAACCTACTTGTCCTAATCCTACGTTATTAGCTTCATTTACTGTGTATGTATTAATTGCCATCTTGTTTCTCCTTGCTTATGACTTACCGAGCTTGACAATTCTCATGGTCATATTGGTTAAAAATCATATGGAATAATTGAAGGAGTAGAACCTTGCATATCTGTATTGCTGTATTCTCTTCCTTCACTAAGGCACATATTCCATTTGTTTTCAAAATATTGTGCTAATTGTATTGCTTCAGGTTTCATTTCATAACCCTTCATAATTACAAAATGAGTTAAAGCATCATGGAAATCAACAGGGATATTGGGAGACTCATCTAGTCGAATGCCGCCAGAACCATCTGCTCCAGTAGTGCTAACAAAATCTTCATCGTAAACAGACCCATATATTTTTATTTCTTTCCCTGTACTTAAATGTGTATAAGTAACATTTTCATCTACCCTAGAATATTGAGCAAGTCCTAATTGTGGGTCATTTACCTCATTAGCAGTTTCTGATTCTGTTTCTATCCACCAAACTTTTTCTGTTACATTAGCCATTATGAATTACTATATTTATCGGGTCTGCCTGATAATTGAGAAATTTCATCTTTATCAAACTCTACCCTTTCTACCTTAATAAATTTTTTCCCAAAAGCATCTAAATCATAATAACGCTTATTTGCAGTTGACGTTATTGTACTTTGGGTTTTTAATATTTCTGTTTTTCTGCAAAACTCATCTAATGCTTGATTTAAATACAAACGTATTTGTGTCTCGCTCATTTCAGGATGATGTATTTGCACTATTTCAATTAATTGTTTTTGGGTCATACAATAAATGCCTTTTCGTAACTATCTTTCAATGTTGCAAGAGTTACCTGTAACGATTGAACCAATTCAACATCCTCATCATCAATTGTATAAGAAGATAGCTTTGCTTCTATTGCTTTAATAGATGCATAGATCACAACAAGATATACTTTATCGTCTGCAAAAAATCCTATATCGCTATGAGAATAAACCAATGTTTGTTCTGCTTTATCCACAGGAACATTATTGATATAATAAACTTTGTATGAATCAGCACCACCTGCAGTAGCGGCAGGTTGTATATGCACTGTTCCATTGCTTTGAATCATAAAAACAGGGTTATTATGTGTTGCCAAATGAATGCTACCTCCATCTCTTGATACAAATTCCATTTCAATACCTACTTGTTTGCAATTTCTCCATTGTCCATCTGTCCCATCTTCTCGCAATACTTTAATAACTTGTGCGCCATTTATATCCAATCCATTTGAAGTTTGCTCTGCACTCACTTTAATAAAATCTTGAAAATCATTTGGATTTGATTTTAAAGTTCTAGCGGTAACGTCAAGTACCCCATCTTTTAAGAATTGAGATAATTCATCTTGAGTAGGTGTACTACTTCCTGTTATTGCTATTGAGGTCTGAGCCTCTACTTGTGCTTCAAATGTTGCCATTAAATCTTAATAGGCTTTCTTAGAGCGTCCATAACTGGATCTTTTTTTTTACTCGGTTTGACCGCTTTCTTTTTTACTGTTTTCTTTTTTGCCATAATTCCCTCACAAACAATGTTTATCTTTTTAGACATTACAACTCAATCCATATAATTTTATCCAAAGGACAAAAATAAAATTCTTGTTTTACATTATCATATCTTTTATCTGTTCGTTCCTCAACAAACCAATGCTTTTTTGTTTTACCATACACAATAGCTACATGAGTTTTATTTTTATTTACTATCATATATGCATATGGTTTTAGTTGTGCCATATCCCAACTGTGTTTTGCACAAACAATAAACTTATTGCCAAATTTCCAATCATTTTCAGATGTAAAATCAGCACTTACATTTTTTACTTCTATTCTTTGGCTAATTAATAAATCTCCATCATCAGTGTGGTCTTTCCAATCTTTATGTCTTTTTGCTTTTTGCATTGGTTGTATTTCTACAGGTATTCCTTTTTTATAAAAATACTCAGCACATTTAAAAACAGCATTTTTACTTTCATCTAAATGCTCTAAAAATTTTATATGATTATTATCCATTTTTAAAATTCAAGAGGAGGGGCATAAAGCCCCTCACTCTTTATTATCTATTACGATGCACCAAATGCTATTCCATTTGTAGTTACTTTAGAGCAACTATCAACGACATACCATTTTGAACCATCGGACACTAATGAAACATAGTCACCAGCAACAGTTGCAGAACCAAACTGAATAAAATCATCAGTTCCAGCTGCATTGTCACCAGCTCCTGTTTGAGCCATTATACCACCCACAAGATTATTGCCTTCAGCAGAAAGTACTTTACATACTGCTGTATCATAGGCACTAATCTGAATGATTTTTAACTCTATTCCTTTATCGCAAGCTGGTAAGGTAACAACTAAAGCACCTGCACTACTTGGAGGTGTAAAGACTATTACTTTACCACTATCAGCTTTTTGCAGTGTTGCACTTGCAGTAAGTGCTTTAACTCCTGCATTTGAACCACCTAAATAAGGTCTAGCCATAATTAACCTCCCTTATGCAGTGATGTTGAATAACTTGTGACTTTCAATTAGTGTAACACCAATTCCTTCATCAGACATGTACTGGTCTTTAACACCATCGTAAGCATCATCAGTTAAGATGTTTGCTTGGAACTTTGGCGCTCTATACTGTGCATGAAACAGATTTTCATCTGAAACTACAAGCATAGTATTGTTGTACGCTTCTCTCAGAACTGGAGTTGGAATTAATTGAATTGCTCCATGAGGTGACTCAAGTACTCTGTAGTTAAAACCAAGAGCATCTCTTTTCATATCACCAAGATTCACAGTCCAACCAGAATTACCTGCAAGGCCAGAAGCACCAGACATTTTAGAAAAGTAGCTCATTGCACCCATTCCACAAAAAGCACGTTTAACACCCGCTTCAGGAACGTATTGAAATACTTTTTCCATGTCATCTACAAAGTTATTATAAGAATAACTTGCTTCTGAAATTGTGAATCTGCTTTGGTCAGCACCTGAAGCAGCACCATGTTTTTCAATTGCTGGAATAATTCCCATACAAGAACGAACAATGTTGCCATTTGCATCAGAAAGTGAGTTATCATCAAAACCACCAGATGTATTAATCGGTGAACGTCCAAATAAGAACGCACGTTCTTTTTGAATTTTATGTTCTTGTGATTTTTGATCTCTTAGTCTAGCCAATTCAGATGACTCGCCTCTTAATGATGCCTCTAAAAGAGTACCAGTAATTTGAAGAGGAGTCTTAAATATCTGACATTGGTTGTAAACTACTGCTAGTTCATCACTCCAAGCAGTTCCAGCTGATGTACCTTCACCATAAGCATTACCGACAACTACTAAGTAGTCACCATTTGCAGGAGTAATTGAAGCATCTCCCATATTTTTAACACTTATGTTTGCACTTGAACCACTACCTGCAACAGCAGTAATTAACACTACGCCTCGCTTAGTAGAGCCTGGGGTTAAAGCAGACCAGACTTCACATTCAAGTCCAATCCAACTGTTATATGCATAATCCCCACCTTCACCTTCCATTCCAACTACTGAACCTGCGGTAACTGTCCAAGTGTCAGCTGCGTTATCAGCCGCACAAGCTTGAGTAGTGCTTTGTTGAAAGTATTGTTTTTGCCAAGGGTTGCGATGTTCAAACATCTTGAACTGAGGGTCTTTTAAACCTGAAATTGTTTGCTGGTTAGCAACAACTGTTGTAAAAGGCGTTACGTCAGTCCAGAGTTCTTTAACAACATTCGGACGCATATAAAAATCACGTCTGTCTGTATATAAAACACCTGACGACCCTAATGTTTTTGGATTACTCGCCATGTTTTGTTTTCTCCGTTTTTAATTAAACCATTATCTTCTGTTTCGCATCAAACCGAGATTAAAAGCATCTTCCTCATTAATCTGAGGCTCTGACTGCGCACTCACAACCCCTGCGGGTGGAGGCGTATTCAAAGTATTTTGTTTTTGCTTCATCATTTCGGCTTTTTGCCTTTGTTCAACTTCAGCTTGGCTTGGAGCGGAGCGCATTTTATCTAAACGAACTAGATTGTCTAGAGTTAGTGAATCTGGGCTAGAGTAGTATTGCATAAATTCTTGAGCTTTGTCAGGAGTATATCCGTATTTGCCCATTAATTCATTTTGCATTCCATCAGATTGCTTTTGCGCTTCATATTGTTGTTGCGCTTGTCGAATCTGATTTTCTCTAGCTTCCATTTCACGAACTCTAAATTGTTCTGCTTGTTCGCTATAGTCTATCATTTCATCACGATATTTATCTACCGCTTCACGATATTTAAAACTTGCACTATCCACATCCATATAAGCTTCAGATGAGTCATAATTGACAGGTTTAGCGGGACGCTCTGGTTTCTTTGGGGATGCCATCTGTTCGTTAGTATCGGCAACAGACGGGGTATCTCCAGAAAGTGATTTAGCAACACCTTTCAAAATATCAGGGTTTTCTTGAATATAGTTTGCAATTGGTGCAACCTTTTCATATTGACCCATTTCTTCTTGTAGTTTGTTGTATTCACTTGCCTTTTGGTCGTATTTGCTCTGCCAGTATTCAAAACGTGAAGTATCTTCTTTTGGAGCGGACTCCTCAGAAGTCTCTTCTAAGTTTTGAAATGTTGGAGGTGTTAGATTTTCATCATAACTCTCCAACTCATTTACAGGGTTTGGAGCTTCTTGCTCTTGACCCGAATCACTCTCTTGAATTGGTGCTTCTCCCCCTAAATCGAAATAATTAGGTTCAGTTGCTTCAGCATCCAAGTTTTGTGTTTGTTCAGACATTTGTTTCTCCTTAGGCCTGTTTGTTAATTAACAGCAACAGTGCCTTGTTTGGTTTCTTCTCGTCTTAAATCTTCTTTTGCTATACGTAACTCGTCATTTAACCGAGCTTCAAATAGCTTACTTGCTGATTCATTCTTATTTGAAGAAGAGTTCAGCTTTGTTTTAAATTTTTCTATTTCAACACGTTTTCTATCGTGCGTGGATTCACGTTGTGCAGTCTGTAAATCCCCTTTGGTATTTTTAAGTTCTTCTTGTAATTGTTCAATCATTTGCTGTTGTTGTTGTATAATGCTTGTTCGTTGCATAACGCCTTCTGTATCTGCTACTTCTGTTTGTTCTAGAACTTCTTGAGCATCAATAATGCCTTTTTCATAAAGACTTACATAATAGTCAAACCTTGCCCATCTATTTGATGGTAAGGTCGAACCACTAACTACAATTAAATCATACTTACCAATCGTAACATCATTTACCCTGCCAATAATTTCATTAGTAAAATCGTCGTAAATTGGTTGATTCATTGTCGCTTCAGCTAATCTGCCATCTGGTTTCATAATGCGAACCACTTTTTCATCGGTGTAGGTTTGTTGAATCAATTGAACAATGATCTTTCCAATCTGATTCAATGCTTCATCAACATCATCAATCTTTGATTTAATTCTTCTTTGAGCGTATTCATCAATAGCCACAGTTCCTTTGTAAGTACTAGGAGCGGCAGATGGGTCGCCATGTTGTAAAGGGTGAATACCCAAAATGTGATATATACTCTGTTTTGCATCTTCTCTGTTCTTATATAATTCATTAGGAAGTGGAATTGGTCCCGCAACAATTGGTGTACCAAGTTCAGGGTCATATTCAATTACACCTGTACCCGCTCTTGCCCATTCTTCTTCTAATTGCCTACGATTCATTGAACCTCTTGGAATTAGCAGTTTTGTATTGGTAGAGCTAGAAGCGTGTGCAATTATTAAAGAAGTAACTTTATTGATATATTCTTGAATAGGTTTTACAAAACGCACATCACTCATTGGATATGGGTTTCGATTATGTCTATTCATTAGTGTAACTACAGGATAATCATCTATATCCATGATGTAGTCATAAAGCAGTTTTCCACCCGCACATAAAATTCTTCTAATTCTGTCTGTTTTTATTTTATTAGAAACAATAATGCCTAATTCAACCAAAGCACCTTTAGTAATAACCTCAATCTGATGTCCGCTATTTGGTATTGCTTCTTCGTGTTCAGGGCCTGGCATCATTGTTGGTTGACCTGTTTGCAAGTCTTCCATGTAGTGATAAATACCGCCTGTTGCTTCAAATACTCCAATTAGTTCTGTTACGCTAGATTGCTCTGTGATGTAACTTTCACCATCAGCATTTGTCATTTTAATTGCGGGTTCTTCAGCGTATTCTGCAAAACCATCTTTATTTAAGACTACCTCTTCACCTGTTAAGGTGTCTAACACATGAAAATATTTATGTTTTTCTTTTTTATATCTATCAATTACCTCATAGTACTTTGTATCTGAAGAATACGTATCATTGGACATTGGGCCAATGCTTTGGTCTTGCGTAGACTCTCTAGACATTGCAGGGTATCTGTCATTTGCAGATGTGGTCATATCTTTTGTATTTACTTGTGGATATAACTGCTTTAATTGTTTTTCTGTAAATAACCTTGCAATCATAATATCTGATGCATCTCTGCAAAAAGTATCTCGACTATTTGGGTCTATATACACATCAAGGGGGTCAATACTATGGATACATACTTCCCCACGTCCAAAATCCTTCATTGGGTCAACATAGGCTTGTATGACCCCCATTCCTTTTACATAATAATCGTCTACAACTTGTTTGATCTGTACGTTACCATTAGACTTATCCCATATATAAGACATAATATCTGCAAAAATTCTACCCACCTTTGTATCGCTATCATCTCTGCCTGTAGATTGAAACTTTGGTTTATTTGCAGTAAGGAGGGCTTTTGCTTGTTCAACTGCGGGGTGAACAACATTGTCTACTATTGGATTTTGTGACCTTTTTTCTAGTGTAGTAACATGAGCAGATTTCCACTGCTGATTATTACGGAACTCATCATCTTCCATTGCCTGAGATGCCCAAGTAGCTCTTTCGGAGTGAAAGTCATCTAATAAGCGCTCTGTTTCTGTGACGAGTTTATTTTTGGTATGAGGCATTTTGGAAGTAAACTTATCATTTTCCAAATTCCTCGGTCTACACCATTAACTGATTTGCCAATCATTATTTTGACGATAGTTCATTCCCAGAACAGGAACTTCAGAATCTTCATGAAAAGGTTTATACGAACCTTTAAATGCATAAAAGAGTCCATCTAAAAGGTCGTCATGTTTTCCCCTAGGAAATAAAAGCATCTCATCTTCTAAGTTTTGCATATTTTTCATAATAAATACTTCTTTCTTAGCAAAAGAAGGTTGAAGACTTTCTAATCGGTGTGATTTACTTGTTCTGGGGTTTTCTTTAATATTTAAGCCAGGAATATATAATCCTTCTTCATCACATCGCATTTGTACATACTGTCTCAACATTTCCTGATACCCAACAGATTCAATTCTTGTTTTCGTGCTACGGAACTTTCTAAAGTTATCTACGATAGCTTCTGCTAAAGTTAATGGCTTAGCGTGTTTGCGATAATAAGGTAAGGCAAACTTCCTTCCTTTTTCATCTACTGCTAAATTAAATATAACCGAATAGTCAGCAGTTTGCTTAACACTTGAAGCTGGGTCTACCCCTGTAAAGATATTAATAGGTACAGATTCATTTACTTTTGTACCATCAATCTCTGTAAGGTCTAACATTGCATTATTTTCTTTATTAAAGCGAAGTTTTCCCTCATAATACTGAATATCTTCTTTTTTAAACAGTTGGTCTTCATCGCCAACGATTTCACACATATATTCTCTGTAAAACACAGAAAGTCTGTTAATCGACTCTAATTCTTCTTTTTTCTGAATTAATTTTTTTACAGGCCACCATTCTTCCCATAAAGAGATACCTTTTTCAATATTAGGCTTAAATACTCTATTTTGCCATCCTTTCATCACTTTTAAAGTTTCAACCAAACATCTTTCGTGTTGAGGAGTGCCAATTACAATAATCCTACCTTTTTGCGGGTCAACGGATGGAACTGCTGATTGCAATAACCATCGAAGGTTATGTTCCATAGCTTCAGCGGTCTTGGTATTGTTTTCATCTTCAGGGTCATCAACAATAATAAGCGTAGGGCGTTGGTTACCCACTTTGATGCCTCGCAACTGCTGACCTGTACCTTTGCAGATAATCATAGAGCCATCTTTTAACTCTACTTCAGCTTTTGCCCAACTTCTAGCAGAATGTTGCCCCCAATATCCAAACAACTGCCTAAATTGCTGAGAATAGTCTAAGCAGTCTTTGATTGTACCCAAAAGCTTTACTGCGTGGTCTTGAGTTCGGGATACCAACACGATTAGCTTTTTTCCTTTGTCAAACATCAAATGGTACATTGGGAGTACGCCACCTACAATAGAACTTTTGGCGTGACCCCTAGGGGCAATGATATTTATTTGTTTTTCAGATTTATTTAATAAATCTTTTGCAATAATGTGATGAAACTTAGGAGATGGAGCAGAGAACATCTGAGGCATAGCTATTTTCCCAAAGAGAACCATATCATGCCTCAGTTTTTCTATAATAGCCTTATTATTAACTTTTGCTGACACCTAGTGTATTTTACCTAACGAGTTGCGTTTGTGTGCGTAGTTAATAATCAGAACCCATAATGTAGTCTACTTCGCCATTTTCTACCTTAATTCCATTTTCTTCTGCAATGGCCTTTAAAATCTCATAAAATAGTTCCATCTGCTCTTCATCCACATATTTCAAAAGGATGCGTTTTTTGTACCATGTAGGCTCTCTATCAGCTATTGGTGATAAGCCTTTAGCTCCCATGTGCAGTTATCTCCTTTTTTTGTTCTAGTTTGACCCTTTTTTCTTCTTTTTCAATTTGATCTACAATCTGACTTGTCATATCAATTTGCATTGTATCTGTTTGAACTGCTTTTTTAGGTAACATATCTAATATTCGTATATATTGCTCTGCGCCTCTTAGCATTGTGCCAGGGTCTTCTTTTGTTCTAGCTAGTGTAATTGCATCTGCAATGACATCTAGAACCTCTCCCTCCGTAATTCCTTTTTCTTTTAATGCTTTATCTATCTTTTTATCTACCATGTTTTTGACAGCCTCTTGTTTAAATAGTCTTTTTGCAGTAAGGTCGGGTCTTTTTTGGTCAGGTCTATACGCTTTTCCAATAATTGACCAATCAATGGAGTTTCCACCGAGCAACATTCTTGTATAGATGTCCACTGCTCGTTTAGTTCTTGCGTGTTTTCCTTCCAAGTATTCAAAGGATGCGGTGGATACAGTGGCATAGTTACCAGATAACCTTCTTGGTTCGTATAATAACCTAGCTTTGTTTGAAATCCACATTCTACCAAAGGAAAACTGCAATTCAATGCTAGTCTTATATTGATTACGTGCAATGCATTCTGCGACATAACCATCATCGGAAAGACCAAAATCCCCTGCAATACACTTTTTCCAAGGTTTATACGTAACTTGTTTCTCATCTGCTTCTTCTTTGGTATAAACGGGATAGGTCATATCCTCATAATTATTTACCTTGAGTCTTCTAGTTAAATAATCCATGAGTACTACAGTATATATACTGTACAGTATTATTATACATAGTATAATAATACAGTTTATATACTATACTGTATATATACTGTATAAAAAGCAACCATTCCATTTAATTAATCAAGTCTTTTTTTAAATTATTTTCAAATTTTATTTCGTAGTCGTCTTTTTGCATTTCTATGCACGACTCGATTTGCATTTCAGCTTCTATATAGTCTCTTAAAAACAAAAAATCATCAATATTCTTTTGATTCATTGCAACTGTTACCCATTTATCGGTATCACTATCCCACTCTGCCATTGAGTCGGTATTTGGGTTGTAATACTTTTTTGACATAGTTGAAGATAAGAAAACGCAACTTGGTCGCTCTACCTACTTTTGAAAATTTGTTGTAGAATGCGTGGGAGAGATATACAGTACCCCTACCCCCTTTAAATTGGGCATAGCCTCTGTGTATTATGTTGAGTTTCGCTATGCTGTTCAAATGCCTTACAGTATACTGCCATACAGTAGCATTTGAAGTGTCTCAACACCGCATACCGCAACACACCATAATACCTACAGTGTAGTGACCAGGCTATACCCAACTTAAAGGTTGGTCGCCCTCGTTGTGGTGGCAATAATGCCACTAATTAATTAATTAAGATAAGGAATATTACAATGAAAGTTGATATACATAAACATAGTGCTACTGCTGATTATAAGTCAGTTAAGACCAATATCACTGTTAATAAAGATACTGGTGAAATTGGTCACGAATCATTAGAGAGTATGTCTGATGAAAGATTTCTCTCACAGATTGATGATTGTAAGCTAGTTAAAGTCTGGCATTCAGATGAAGAACGCTCAACAGTTAAAGCAGAAATCTTGAATATGCAGAGTAACTACAACTTCTCTGATGATATGAAGACAGTTCCCTGTTCTACTGGTGGATTCGTTACAACCATATATAAGTCTGCTCGTAATCTAATCGATGATACTGCTGGTTTAAGCAGATTCGGTTCAATACCAGTCAGATAGTTCTTACATAGATACACTCAGTCCTAGTGATTGGGTGTGTCTATTAATCCCTACACTTAAAAAAAAGCAGGTAATACATGAGATGCTTATATAGTTACAAATATCAGCTTGTAGAATGGTTTCATAAAGCTACTAATGAACCACTCTATAAGGTTAAAAAACGCAGTAAAAAACAACTTTATTGGATGTTTAACAATCAAATAGTAGTAAAACAAATTAGGAGGAAATACGCATGATAATGCTAGGATATATAACAGTTGGATTACTCTATGTGATCTGTGGAATGTTCGTAGTTGAGATGTGGAAAGATATGAAAGAATTATTTCAACGCCCAAGATGGCAAGACAATGTAATTAGTAGATACGAATCAGACCAACTTGAAATTGAAAAAGAAGTAGAATTATTCAACAATAAAGTTTGGTCTGAAGCTGAATACAAAGAACCCATCAAAAAGCGTCCTTGGACTTTATAATAATTAATCTTATCGTATCCTCCTTAGGGTAGTTGTGGACTCCGCAGAAAACAACTACCCTTCCCTCTTTAATAACTAAAAAAAAGAAAGAAAACATTATGATAAACGTACCTAGAATGATGATTTATGAAAGATTCATGCGTAGTGCTGAATTTGACAATAACTTTAAAGATGTTCCCACTGCAATTAGAGATATAAGTAGTAGTTATAATTGGGAGAAACATCAGGAATTAATAAAATCTGATACAGTAATAGAAATACCTTTAAGTCACATAGACACGTATCTAGATGCTGCACTAAAACAAACAGGATTAGATAATATCGTTGAATTAAAAAACATAGAAATACCTGAAGACAAAAAAATAACATCAGATACTAGTTGGCTTCCAGTTGCTTTTGCAGAAACAAAAGCATTTCGGTCTATTATGTTTCTTTTAGCACATCAATTATACACTCAATTATTATCTTTAGACTTTATAACAAACATAAAAAAAGTAAAAAATAGTAAGAAATTAAACAAAAAAATTGAAGGTAGATTAGGTGGTGAAAAATTACTTTCTGTAGAAAATATGTTAAATAAAATGGCACGTACTATGTTTCATTTTCACATGTTTGCTCAAGAAGAAAACAATCTATTTATTCTTACAAAAGATTTAGCAAATGCATTGCTAGATACTGAGTTTCCAACAAGCACAGATTATATAAAATCTCCTAATAGGTCATTTTACTTAATGTTTCCACCTAAGTTTTCAATGGAAAGTTGTATTTGTTGTGATGATAAAATAGAGTTTGAAGGAATGTTTGTTAATTTAGAAGAAATGGTTGACTGCAATATATTAAGAATTTCAATGTATGCAAAACCTCCAAAAAATAACAAACATGGAAAGTATATAAGTCCTATTGACCCAGAAACAGTGTATTGGGAATTAAAGATACCTCATGGAAATAATATAAAACAACAGTTACAAAATTCTATTAAAGAAGTAG